GTATCTTTTAATAAATCATTTAGATCTTCAGGTCTTATTCTAAAATAACCAGGTGTTCCCTGTTCTTCAGATAGACTCTCAAAAAAATCAGAATCATAGTCATCTAAGGATAATTCAGTATTACCAATTTCTTTGTAAACAACATCTTTTAGTTTTGTTAAATTTGTATCATCTAGTTCAGTTACTGTTTCATATGGTTTAGCACCACTATCATAATAACCATAATCTAAACCTTCCTCACTAAATATTTGTTCTGCAATATGTCTTACACCTTCTCTTCTTCCACTACTTCCACAATAAAAGTTTGCTAACTCTTCTCTACCCCTTAGATATAAATAAAAACCACCATTTCTAATTTCAACATCGGTTAATAAATTATTTATAATAAAAAGAATTGTACCTTCATAGTCTTCATCTAATTTACGAAGTAGAAGAACATTTTTTAATTCATCAGGTGCGGCATCATAACTAAGGTTATTTAAGACACCATTTTCATCTAAGAAGTCTAAGATTTCTTCATCCCAATTACGATAACCTACTTGACCTAAATCTAATTCATCTAAAAGACCGTATTTTTTAACAAACTTAAAGAATGTAATTAAGTTATTAAAATACGGTTCAATGTCGTCATCAAAATCACCATAATTAAATGAATTAACTAATTGTCTTGCTCTATCTAAACTCATATGGTATAAATATCTTATAAACAAAAAAGGTGTCCCAATCGGAACACCTTATCTTGATGATACGAAAATATTATCTTCTGTAATATTTGTTAATTACTTTTTTTACATTCTCTTGAACATTGGACTTAACCTGAGTGGCGTTACCACCAGCTTGAGTTTGTGCTTGTTGAGCCTGTTGAGCTTGTTGTATCTGTTGATTAGTTTTGTTTTTACATCCGCAACCCATGATAGTTATTTTTAAGTGGTTTATTTTATCTATAAATATTATCTAAAACAACTTTAATTCAAAAAAAATAAAAATCAATTATTTTTATTTTGTTATATTTATCAATTATGAGAGACTTCTTTAAAAATTTCTTATTAGAACAAGATGAGAATATTGTTACACTAACTCCTGATCAATATACAGAAACATTAGAAGATGTTGGAGGTATTGCGGCAAGAGTTGCAAATTTAAAACCATACAGAGGTAAGGGTATTGTTATTAATGGTAGTTTAGATCTTAGAAAATTTAAAAATGTTGGACCATTAACTGGTGTTGTTAGAGTAATGGGACGATTAGACATATCTAATACAAATGTCTCAAATATTGATGGAATTACAGTAGATGGGTATGTTAGTAGTTGGGGATCAACAATGCATACAAATAAATTAAAACAAGAAAGAAATAAAAAACTTTCAGAATTAGCCGATTATAGAGAAAATGATGAGTGGAATACAGAAAACAAAGACGATGATTCTGAAAGAACTGAAGCATTATATGATTTTTTGGTCCAAGAAGGTATACCCACTTTATATGAAGACGACAATGGTGAAGAAGTAGAAGAAGACAAATATTTTATTTACCCTAGTGGTACTGGAACTCACGGTATTGGAAAACAATACGAATGGTTAGGTGCTGATACTCTACAACCTGACACATATGATGTTTACACTGAAGATGAGTTAGAGATTGCAGCTAAAAGATATGTTGAAAATGCAGTTGACGATATGGGTTATGATGCGTTTAGTGAATGGGTTTGGGATCAGGCGATTGATAAAGGACAGTGGGAAAGTTGGTTAGAAGATTTTTATGAAGATATAATTAGAGATGATCCTGAAAACTATGATATAGGACTTGAATTATCTACAAATCAACAACATCAAGTTAATCAATTAAAAAAAACTATAGAAAATCTAAATAATAAATTAAAAAGTGAGGAATTGTCTGACGAAGAATACGAAAACATCGAAAGAAAAATTGAAGGTTTAGAAGAGACGATAGAAGAAATTATAGAAGATCCACAAGGTGGTTATGATGAAAGTTACATACAGAATGAAATCAATGATAGAGTTAGTGAATATGTTGATGATATTGATGATTTCATTAAACACTACGGATATGAAAAAAGTTTTATAATGGATTTTGTTGATTTAGATGAGGTTAAGGATATTATCGTAAATAGTGATGGATATGGTAATCTATTAAACTCTTATGATGGAGAAATGTTTGAAACACAGGTAAACGGTGACTGGTATTTTGTGATGAGGGCTAGTTAGGTCTTTATTTGTTGAACAATATATCATATTTTTATTATGAATGGCACGAAGAAAAAAAATAGAATTTTTAATGAACACCGATTGGATGTTCGAAAAACCTATTGATAGAGAATACAAAGAATACAAACTACTTTCTTATTTTCAAAAAATGGGTGATAAACTTGATAAATTAGAGTTATATCCTGGTTTTATTGAATTATCATTACATCTAATGAATGTACAAGCACTTATGAGAGATCATAAGATTGTATACACCGATAAAAAACTCACAAACATTGATGACGAAATTATGGTGAAAGACCTCAAAGTGAGAGAACTTCCTGAAATGTCAGACGATGAATCCAAAGAATTTAGACAGATACTGATCTATTCAGCACCAAGAATGATGGAGTACTTCAATATTGCCAAATCAGTATGGACAATAGTTTTTGATTCTTTGGATATGAAAATTAAAAGGAACAAAAAAAACATTCTAAACCCAAAAGGATACTTTTATTTTATTGATCATGAAAAAACTCACTATGTTTGGGAGTATGTAATTAAAAAAGAAACCAAATCAAATCCTCAACAAATGACTAATGTAAAATTAATTTATGATAGTCCTCTTAATGATTTGACAATATCGAAAATTATAAATAACTTTTCTTCATTCGACCCAATAGACAAAAAGGTTGGACCAATTTTTCATATGACATCGAGTGGAGTTTTCCCAATTGAAGAAACATTACTACCGATGTTCAAAAGAAGAATTGCAGGACATATTTCACAAACCAAAAAATTTGAAAAATTAAATCAAAACAATGAGTGATAAAGAAAAAATAGAATTGTTAGATTTCTTAAAAGAAATGATATTAAAATACCCAAACGATCAAGAGTTGGGAAAAGAAATACGAAAGTATTACTTAAAAAAGGACTCAAAAATCAAATCTAAATAAAATGGGATTCAACAAGAGAATTTTAAAGAAAGAAAACATTCTAAATAATCTTCCAAAACTTATGACCTATTTAAACGCCGATGCAATTATTTGTACCGACGATTTTTCACGCAAAGTTTATAGGTTATTTACCGAAGGTTTTAGTGAAGAAGAAATAATAAATATAATAAATAAAATTAAATGAAAATTAAGTTGGAATATGTTTGGTTAGACGGATATAAACCTGAACCAAACCTAAGAAGTAAAGTTAAGATTGTAACATATGAATCCATTAAGAATGCGTTTCTTGATGGTAAATTCCCAATGTGGAACTTTGATGGATCATCAACTTCACAGGCAGAAACAGGAAACTCAGATCGTCTTTTAAAACCTGTAAGACATTACATGCCTTCGACATTCCCATTAGAAAATAATACCGTGTATGTTTTGTGTGAGGTATTAAACCCTGACGGAACTCCACACGAATCAAATAAAAGAGCTGGTATTGGTGAAAATTTTGAAGATCTTTGGTTTGGATTTGAACAAGAGTATTTCATTCGTGAAGAAGTTAATGGAAACATTTTGGGACACAAGAGAAACATCCTTAAAGGTCAGGGTGAATATTACTGTGGTGTTGGACACAATGTTGTTGGTCGTGAGTTTGTTGACGAACATTTAAATATGTGTTTGAACTATGGGATTGATATCACTGGTATTAATGCTGAGGTTGCTTTGGGTCAATGGGAATATCAAGTGTTCTCTCAAGGTAAATTAAAAGGTGGAGACGATCTTTGGATAACGAGATATTTCTTATTAAAGATTGCTGAAAAGTATGGTTACCATATTGAACTTCACCCAAAACCAATCACACACGGAGAGTGGAATGGTTCAGGTCTTCACACAAACTTCTCAACAGATATAATGAGACTTGAAGGGAATGAACAATATTTCATGGCATTATTTAATGCATTTGAATCAAGACATGAAGATCATATCAAAGCTTACGGATCAAACAATCACTTACGATTGACAGGTGAATATGAAACTCAAGCAATTGATAAGTTTAGTTGGGGTGTATCTGATCGTGGAGCGTCAATTAGAGTTCCTCAGGACACGGCAAAAGAATGGAAAGGATATGTTGAAGATCGTAGACCAGGTTCAAATGCCGATCCATACAAAATCATTCGTGAGATTGTTAATTCCCTTTATGTTGCTCAACTTCTTTATGATACAAAAAATATGATGACCTCATTTGTAGATATGGATGGTCTTACTGGAAAATACGGTACAATGTCTAACGATGAGTTATTAAAAGAATATAGAGAAGAAGAATAATGGGAAAAGAATGTGTATGTGGTGGAACAGGACCTTGTCATTGTCCACCAATTAAAGTAGAGCAAGTAAATCATCCACAACATTATGGTGGAGAAAATAATCCTTACGAGGCGATCAAAGTTATTGACGCTTGGGATTTAGGATTTAGTTTAGGAAATACAGTAAAATATATAAGCCGTGCAGGAAAGAAAGGAAAAGACAAAGAACTTGAGGACCTCAGAAAAGCCCTGTGGTACCTCCAACACCACATCGAAACACTCGAAAAATAAAACGGGGTTAGATAAAGAGATTAATGTTTGGGATGCTCTCACAACACCAAACGAATTATTAAGAGAGACCCTTATTAACTTTATGTGGGGGTTTTTGGGGAACTCTATTGTAGTGTTCGCAGCAAAAGAACTGGACTTTTTAGTCCTGATTAATTATATTGTTTATTACATAATGATTTCTTATATTGTGAATAGAAAAAAATATGAAACGATGTTAGGTAAGTTCATTGTTCTTCCTGGGTCCGCAGCGGCAGGGGCATTCACAGGATATAAATTAGCTCAAATGATCTCAAATTTTATTTAAAAATGGAAAAAGATTGGGACCCAAATGACTTTCAAGGAAGGTCAAAAGATCAAGTAGAAAGAAACTATAGGGTTTTTGCGATTTTTTTAGTTTTAAGTTGGTTAGTGGGTACAGGTCTTGTTTTATACGGTTTAATTAATTATATTTTCTAATCTATGAAATACTACAAAATAACAATCGGTGGTAAAGGTGCTGAGGTTTACCCTTTCCAATTGAACACAGAACAATATGAAGCTCTACGAGATGGTGGTGTTGAGCAGGATGAATTGGATCACGATCAGATCTGTAAAATTTTAGGAGTTGATACTTTTTTTGATTCACCAAACGAATCTATTATGGGACCTTACCCTAACGCATTCTTTGTAAGAGTTGAAGATGAAGAGGGTAATACGGTTTATCAGAATGAACAGTTTGACAACGAAAAAAGTGATTACGAAGAAAAATATTGTGGTGAGGTTGCATATCTTATCATAGAAGACTATTGTAAAGGAGAACATCTTGTTTACGATATTCCTTTGGATGAGGATTTCGACATAGATAAATTAAGATTCAAAACCGACGACATTGGGTGTCGTGTAGAAGTAGTAAGTGGTATTCTATATGAAGATAAAGAGTATGAAATATATAAATCATTTGGTGATACATCCAGTAAGGGATACTACTACCATTTAACAGCGGGAATTTAAAAAATGATAGAAACAGGAAAAATTATTAACGGAGACTGTATTGAGGTAATGAAAACTTTACCTGAGGGATCTGTGGATTTAGTGGTCACATCACCACCATACGGAGTAGGAATTGATTACGATGTTCATGAGGACGATGTTGAGTTTACCGAATACCTTGAATTTGCAAAGTCTTGGTTATCTGAGGTATACCGATTATTAAAAGATGATGGTCGTATTGCTTTGAATATCCCTTACGAAATTAACAGACAAAAAAAAGGTGGTCGTATTTTCTTTGTATCAGAGATGTGGCAGATCATGAAACAAATAGGATTTGGGTTCTTCGGTATTGTGGATTTAGAAGAACAATCACCACATAGAAGTAAGACAACAGCTTGGGGATCTTGGATGAGTCCGTCAAGTCCTTATATCTATAACCCTAAGGAGTGTGTAATTTTGGCATACAAAAAACAACACATCAAAAAAATCAAAGGTCAACCACAATGGACTGGAGAATCAACTGAAATTGAAAAAGAAGATGGATCAAAAAGAAATAAAATGGTCTATGACGAGAATGATAAGAAAGAATTTATGGAACTTGTGTTTGGTCAGTGGAATTACTTTGCAGATACTAAATCACTCACCAAGGCAACTTTCTCGATGGACATACCAACCAAAGCGATCAAGATATTGTCCTACAAGAACGATGTAGTCTTAGATCCGTTCTGTGGTAGTGGTACATCCGTAGTGGCAGCCGAAATATTAGATCGTAGATGGTTAGGTATTGAATTAAGCCCAAACTATTGTGATGTTGCAAGAGGACGAGTTCAAACCTTTGTCGATGAAAAGAAACAAGTTAAAATAGAGTTAATTTAAAGTAGATTTACTTCATCACCTTCTTTAATCTTGTATTTTTTACAAGACCCACCAGGAAGTTCAAGTACTAAATCGCCATCACCACGGTAGTTTTCGCATTCTTCCTCAAAACAAGGTTTGCAGTTGTGATGAATTTTTACGATCTTATTATCATCTATAAATATTATATCTAAATGAACTACACAATTTTTCATCCAAAATGAGTGTGGTTCATTTTTCATGAAAAACAACATACCATCGAATCCGTCAAACTTTTTACCCATCATACCTTGTTGGGCATCTTTAGAGGTTAATACAGTTTTAACATCGAAAAGATTATTATTTATTTTTACTTTCATATTTATAAATATCTATGAAGAAGTTTAGAAAAAGTGCTGGTGTTATTCTTAAACATAATGATGAGGTTTTACTTTGTAAAAGAGGACCAAAAGAAACATTACCTAACATTTGGTCAATACCGGGTGGTGGTATAGAAAATGGTGAATCACCAGGACAAGCGGCAATAAGGGAATTCCATGAAGAAACCAATGTTGAGATTACTACCGATTTAGATCTTGTTGGGATCATTGACAATTTCAACGACGACGGAACAAAAAGAGGGATGATGTTTGTTTTTCTTCAAAACATTGATGAAAAAAAAGAACCTGATTTGGAAAGTGCAACTCACGGTCACGAACACACAAAATGTAAGTACTTTAAAAAAGAAGAAATTCCTAATCAGAAACAAAACGAACAACTTTTAGGAATTTTAAAAAAAGTTTTGAAGTAAGTTTTTTTGAATCAAAAGTTTTAGTATATTTGTAGAAATAATTAAGACATGATAAAAAACACCGTAAACCATAACATTAATATTCTCAACGAAAAATTCGGTACAATCCTTTCTGAATCTTTTGTTGATCCTATTCAATTCAAAATCTTTTTGAAGATGGTTGACGGAGCTTTGAACCTTAAAGAAGATCTTTCATTTTATGATGGTAATATGTTTTTGGTACACATTCCTCATAAAATATTGAAAGAGTCAATCATACTTACTAGTATGACTCCTATAAATATTGGAGAACAAGTTAGAAATAAATTAGAAACATTAGTGTAATATGAGATATTTTATTTTATCAATTTTAGGTTTGGTTTTGTTATCCTGTAAGAAAGTTGAAATAAAACCTCAAGAACCTTTAGCACCACAACCAATAATAACTGACACGACTTTTGTTGACTCAACGGTTAGTTTAAAAAATACAACTTGGGTGATTACAAAAGTATTAAACACTGACATGAATGAAGATTTTAGATCGGACACACTTGTCTTTATATCAAATAATGTTTATTCTTTTAACGGAGTTCAATCAACATACAATCTTTACCCTAACAACACAGGATTTACTTTAACTTTGAACAATACTGTTTGGGGACATATAAGTGGTAATGTTTTTGAATTTAATTTGACACAAGGCGTGATTGAAAATAGTCAATTCAAGAACTACTTTACAGGTCAGAATGTTGTGAAGGTTTGGATGTATAAAGTGTAGTTTCTTTGTTCTAATAAAAAACAAAGTGGTGGAGTTAAAAGACATTCCGATGTCGACCTCTTGAAAGGTGAGATTTATTCTCACCTTTTTTTGTTTTCGGTATATTTATAAAGAAAAAATAAGATATGAAAAAATTAATCTTAAGTGAGAAACAATATAAAAAACTCCAAAATATTATTATTGAAAGAGAAATTTTAAATGAGCAATCAAAAAGTGAAGTTATGCAAATTCAACAAAGGTTAAAGGATTGTTTTAATGCGCAACTTGGTAAATCAGGGCCTAATAAGGATGGTGTTGATGGTGTTGCTGGAGACAGAACAAAAAATGCTATTGAAACATATACCGCATACCGTTTTGATACAATTAAATCTGATGAAGGATCACAATTGTAAAAAATATAAAAATGAGAAATAAATTAAATTTAAAAGAAGGAGAAGTCCAAAGAATCTTATCATTACATAAAAATGCTATATTAAAAGAGAGTGGTAAAAACATTTTGAATGAGGAAAGTACTTTTACTTTAAAATCAGATGTAAAATTCAAACCTAGCGAAACGAATCCGTCTTCTAACAAAATAAGGTTATACCAAGGAACTAAGTTCAAAGTATCCACAAAAATTAAAAATTCATTAGTATCCACAAGAAAAGTTCTTGCAAATTTTCCTTCTTATGCTTCTGGATACCTTTCTACAAGTTATGAAGATAATAGGGCTTTTGTTGTATATAACTGTAAAACAAAAAATATTTATTTAATTGGATCTACAAATGAAGGAGCTAAAGAAGACTATGACATTAACTCTAATAAAAAGGCTACTTGGAAAACTGGAGGAAGTATGCAATCTTTAGATAAATTGTGTGAAGAATCGGTTGTTAAAAATCAAGAGGTTATCAAACCAGAACAGAAGAAACTAACAGATGATGAAAAAATTAAAAAGGCTAAAGCATGTGGACATAAAACTTGGGAAGATTATCAAGCATCAGGATGGAAATGTAAAAAAGAAAACCAAGGAGGAGAAACTGGAGATTTAAGAAATGGGACTAGTAGTAACAGATACACATTCGATTTCGAAACAATTATGAAAGCCATTGACGATACAGGTAAATGCCCAAGAAGTGGAACAAGCGATCAAGCAGGTACTTCAGGAACGAGTGGAGTACAAGGAACTCAAGGTACAAGTAATGTTGGGGCTCCTGTTGTAATACAAAAACCAACTGTAACAAAAGATGACTTCTATCAATGGACAATGGATTAAATTTTAAAAAAATGAGAAATAAATTAAATTTAAAAGAAGGGGAAGTCCAAAGAATATTGGGCTTACACAAACAAGCTATTTTAAAAGAAAATAATTATCAAGTATTGAATGAAGAACAAACATTTTCTCTAAAAGTTAATACAGATTTTAAACCATCAAGTAGTAATAGCGAGGATTACACTCTTAGACTTTATAGAGGTACAACATTTAAACCATCACCAAATATAAAAAATTCTTTAGTCACAGATAGACAAGTAAGAATTGATTATGTGTATGGTATGTTTAATTCTACTGCTGGTGCTTCCGGACTTAATAATAAGGCTTTTGTGGTTTATAATTGTAAGACAAAAAGAATGTATACCGTCCAAAATACAAAAATAGATGAGTTTGATTATAAAAAAACAAATTGGACATATGATGCTAAGAATATGAGGTCCTTAGATAACTTGTGTTTAAATGCTGTTGAGACGGTAAAACCTGAGGTTGTGGTAAAACCTAAAACGGATGATGAAAAAAAAGAAAAGGCTAAAGCATGTGGACATAAAACTTGGAAAGATTATCAAGCATCTGGATGGAAATGTAAAAAAGAAAACAAAAAAAATACATTTCTTGCTGCCGGAACAAGTGGAACTAGATACTCATTTGATTTTGAGACAATAATGAAGGCAATTGACGATACAGGTAAATGTCCAAGAAGTGGAACAAGCGATCAAGCAGGTACTTCAGTAACGAGTGGAGTACAAGGAACTAGTGGAACTCAAGGTACAAGTGGTGTTGGTGCTCCTGTTGTAATACAAAAACCAACTGTAACAAAAGATGACTTCTATCAATGGACAATGGATTAAATTTTAAAAAGGGAGTTTGACTCCCTTTTTTTATGTTAATTATTTTCTTATCTTTGTGGTATGGAAAAAGTATTATATATCGTCAGAGGAATACCAGGTAGTGGTAAATCAACAATGGCTAAAATGTTAGTGGGTGAAGACTTTCTAGTTTGTGAGGCGGACAAATACTTTATAGATAAGGAAACAGGAGAATATAATTTTGATTTTACTAAAATCAAGGAAGCCCACAAATTCTGTCAAGATACAGTTGAGACATATATGAAGGACTCATTAGTCAATGACCAATTCTATAGAGAGATTGCAGTATCAAACACATTCACTCAAGAATGGGAGATGGAACCTTACCTTGAATTAGCAAAGACATATGGGTACAAGACATTTTCAATCATCGTTGAAAACAGACACGGAGGAGTAAACCAACATTCAGTTCCTGATGAAGTATTAACTAAAATGCGTGAGCGTTTTGAAATAAAATTATGATGAAATTTGATAAATTATTAACGAGTGGTACGGTTTGGATTACATCCGATACTCACTACCATCACAAAAACATATGTCGAGGAGTTACTAATTGGAGAACTCAAGACGGTAAAATACCAACACACTCAACAAGGAATTTTCAAGACCTTGATGAAATGGATTCTGTGATCGTAAATAATATAAACCAAAAAGTTGGACCAAATGATACTTTAATACATTTGGGTGATGCTGCTTTTGGTGGATTCGAAATGATTGGTCAGTTCTTAGATCGACTTGTTTGTAAAAACATTCATTTAGTTTTAGGTAACCATGATCAACACATTTTAAAAAATAGAGAGGATATCCAAGATAAGTTCTTATCTGTACAACATTACCTTGAGACTAGAATCGATGATGTTGATTTTGTTTTATGTCACTACCCACTCCAAAGTTGGAACGGATTAAACAAAGGTGTGATCCATCTTCACGGACATGTCCATTTATCTGCTCAAAATAAATGGGGTAACGGAAAACGATTGGATGTTGGTATGGATGGTAACAGTATGTATCCATACAAAATAACTGAGATAGTTCACATGATGGATCGTCGTGAGATTGGGTCTGATTTGAGTAACGATCACCACCTTGATGATTTAGTTGGAGTTGTAGGATAAACTATAACTCCAACATATTTATTGTTATGAGAAATATTGTTATCACCGAAAATCAATTAAAATTAATTACAGAAGCTTTAGGGGTTCCTGAAAATATTTTGGACGCCGCCGACATGTTATACGATATTGTTGAAAAAGACATAAAATCAATAGATAGTGTCGAAGATGAATATGAATTTGATGGTGATATTGAATTTGAGTTAGGTGATAAGAAAAAAGTCAAAATTGATTCATATGAACTTAAAGTTAATATTGAAGAAATTGAAGACCAAGAAGGTGTCTTAGATATTATTTCTATGGGAATGGGAGGTGGTTTTGGATTTAATAGAGATGTTTATATGAAAGAAACAGAACCTTCAACAACTTTGGAGCTCAGTATAACTTTTGCTGTTGGTGAAAATTGGAGACCTGAACAACTGATTCAAAAAATGGAGGAGGAAAGAGATGAACATGTTTCATCTTTGGCTCATGAGATCAAACACAAATACGATAAGCAGTCAAAACAATTTGGTTTAATAGGACCTGATGCTGACTATCAGGCGACACAAAGAAGAGGTAATCTTGGAATACCGGTAATTGATAGAGTGTTCTACAGATACATGTATTACATTCATGCGATTGAAAATCTTGTTAGACCAACAGAGGTTGCTTACTCAATGAAAAGAAAAAATATTACAAAATCACAATTTAAAGAATTTTTAGAAAATAATAGAGTTTATACAGAGTTGTTAGAAATTAAAAACTTTTCATTTGATGATTTTATTACACAGTTAAAAGAACAAGAAGAAAGATTAGACAAACTTATTGAACATGTTAATGAGGATCCATCAAACATGACTATTGATGAAAAAATAAACAGAGTGTTGGAAATTACTTATATTGATTTAGTAAACAACAGAATGGAATTGTTTACAATTATGACGGAGCATGCTATGGATGACTTTTTAAGATTTGGTTCGCAACTAGGGTTGTTGCCTAGTAATGCGGAAGAAAAAGTCAAACAACTTGAAAAGACAGACAAGATTAGAAATAAGTTTTTATCTCAAACAATTAAATATCAAAAAAACCCAACCAAGTTTTTTGAAAATGAATTTGAGAGATTTCAATATGTTGCAAACAAAATGTTAAAGAAAATATCTAAACTATATGCTATGGCTAAAGATGACGAACAAGTTAGTGAATCAATTCTAAATTGGGATCTACACCAACAAATCATGGAAAAAAAATACGGTAAAAGAAAAATTGAAACAAAATACAAAAATTGGAATCTTAAATAAACTATTGGTTTTTATACCTTTAATATTATTATCGTTTATTTTAACAACCCCCGAATACAGAGGAACCGCATCTTATTATGGCCAACATTTGACAGGAAGATTAACATCCTCAGGAGAAAGATTTTATGCCGATAGTTTAACCGCAGCCCACAAGTATCTCAAGTTCGGAACAATTTTAAAAGTTACTAACACAATTAATGACTCAGTTTGTTATGTTAAGGTGAATGATAGATTACCAAAAAGTTCTAAGTTTATTATTGATCTAAGTTACGGAACGGCAAAAAAATTAAATTTTCTTAAAAGAGGAGTGATACCTGTAATTTTAATTCCTGTTGATACCGTAAAAATTGTTAAATAATAATCTAAAGTTATAGTTTGCTCAATATATGGGGTCTATTAACAACTAATCTCAATTATATTAGTATTTATTTGTGAACTCAACCTGCCCGTGGAATATGGGGGTTTCCTAAAAAGATTCTTCAAGAGAGTAAATAATTTTATTTTATTTATTTTTACTATGAAGAATATATTGATTGTATTTTTTGTCCTATTTTCATCTTTTTTATTTTCTCAATCATGTCTTCACACTATTCAACGAACTGACACATGGGGTGATGGTTGGAATGGAGGAGCGGTATCCGTTTCTGTTAATGGTGTAACCGTTTTATCTAATTTAAGTTGTGTGGGGTACGGACCTACTAGTTCTACATTTATGGCGGCAGTAGGGTCAACAATTAGAGTATTCCGAACCACTGCAGGACTTTATCCTACAGAAATGCGCATACGAGTTCTCAATGGTGCGGGAACCACCATAATCAATACTATTCAACCGGTTGCTGGAACCGCAACTACGGGAGGACAAACCGTATTAGCAAGTTGTGCGGGAGCTGTTGCAGGTCCATGCACTAATACAACTTTATATGGGTCTGCAATCGCACCATCAACACCAACAACTGTAATCATTAGTACTTGTCAATTTCAAGGAGAATATAGTCCAATTTATTCTTGTATTGCAGGACAAACATATCAATCAGCTTACAATTTAGGTGGATTCATAACGGTTAGATCAGGAACATTTAATGGTACTGTAGTCGCCAGCGGAAACGCCCCATTAAATTGGGTTTGTCCGTCCTCAGGAACATATTTCGTTCATTACAACACAAATAATACTTGTGGTACCGCTATGAACTGCGGAACATCATCTATTTCTTGTATAACTTGTTTACCACCACCACCACCATCAAATGATTTAGTTTGTAATGCAACAACAATATCTTGTGGTCAGACGATTGCAGGGACTACGGTTAATGCAACAACATCAGGTTATGGAGAATTGGGGTCTTGTGGTATTGTTCAGTCATATCCCGGTGTTTGGTATAAGATAATAGGAAATGGACAGATTATGACGGCATCACTTTGTGTTACCGCATGGGATAGTAAGATTTCTGTTTTTTCAGGAACCTGTTATTCACTTACATGTGTTGGTGGTAATGATGATAACGGACCTGGTTGTGGGGGAACTTCAGCATCATACTCTTGGAACTCGGTTAATGGGACAACATATTGGATTTTAGTTCATGGTTATTCATCAAACTCTGCGTTTTCCGTGTCTTTAAATTGTGTTAATCCACCAACACCAGGACCATGTACAAACACAATAAATTATGGAGCTCAATTTATGCCTGTGTTAGGTGGAGCACCATATGAATCTATTTATTGTCAATACGCTGGAGAATACTCAACATGGTATAATGCAATTTCAAATACACCTTATGTTGCAACTTCTTCAGTTGGAACAGATTGGATTACGGTTAGACAAGGGACTTACAATGGTACGGTTCTTGCAACAGGAACGGCAGTTGTTAATTTCACACCAAACGCCACAGGAACAATATTTATTCATGTTAACACAAATGCTTATTGTGACATCCAATCAAGTTGTAGGGATGTTGCAATGTCAAGAATATCTGCATTACCTATTGAGTTATTATATCTTGAAGGTAATAAAGAAAGTAATTATAATTTAATAAGATGGGCAACTGCGACTGAACATAATACCAGTCATTTTATTGTTGAAAAAAGTGAAGATGGACATGAATGGAATTCAATAGGTGAAGTTCAGGCTTCACAAAACTCCACTCAAGAAATTAAATACAATTTAATTGATCAAAATGTAAAACAATTATACAATTATTATCGTCTTAAACAATATGATATAGACGGGATGAATCAAACTTACGGGCCAATTCAGATCAATAATACTGATAAAGTAATTACCGTAATAAAAAGAATTAACTTAGCAGGACAAGAAGTTAATGAAAACACCACAGGAGTTGTTATTGAAATTTATAGTGACGGATCTATAAAAAGAACAATAAAATAATTTCTATATCCAAATTAATTTCTTATCTTTGTTCCATGTGGACAACTAAAGAAACTAAAAGAGAATATTGTGGCGTTGAGATCGTCAAGTATGAAGGTTCCAAGATGAAGGACTCTTTTAGAAAAAAAGACCCAAGAACATTTCAAAGTGGAGATAGTAAGTTCACCAAGTGGCATTCCTACGAAGTAACATTTGATGGTATTAAATATGATTTCGACAAGTTGAAGGATGCAAAAGAATTTATTGACTCAAAATTAAAATGAAAAAACCTTGTAAAGAGTGTCCACACTCTATTCGTAATCGTCATAATGATATGATTGTTGAGTTTGGTCGTAGGACTGGTAAACAACATAATTGTCATATGACCGAAGGGGTGAAAGATTTGTGGAATGTTAAAGACAAAAAATTAGAATGTTATGGCTCAAAGAGAGATAATTTACGGAGTGTGTGATAAGACAGGAAGTTGTGATTCTTACTTCGGTTTCTTCAAAACAAAAGAAGATGCTGAACACGAAGTTGAAATTCAGGCAAATAGACTCAAAGAAGACTTGGGTTGGTTAGATATACAAATACAATCTGACAGGGCTTTGATGGGCGGTAAATTAGTAGTAGTAATTCATTCATATGTTCTTAGATGATTAAAAAATATTTGATTGTTTTTTTCTCGGCACTTATATTAGAGATTGGAAGTACATTTTACATTACTGTAGTGGCCGACAAAAACTATACTGGAATGTTATTTTTTGCATTCATCGGACCATTCTTATCATTACCTTTCGTGGGGTTTATGGTTGAGTCAAAAACTTGGGAGGAAAGAATAATATTGGCATTATGTTCGGGACTTGGATATTTGTTTGGGTCCGTTGTTGTAATAATATTTTTAGAGTTAATGAAATGAAAATAATAGAAACTAAATTTGGAACCTATATGGAAAGAGAAGATGACTCTACAAAATTGACTGGTGATAAAATCAAGGTCTTTGTGGAAAGATTAAAAAAACTTGGAATTGAAATTAAACTTCAGGGTAACTTCCCTTGGGTTTATATTGATGAAATCTGTGGTATTAAAGTGAAAGAGAGATTATATGGTAATCACGGTTTTACTTTGATATTCTTACCGGGTAGGATCGATAGTCCACCATCAGATTTTACTGATATTCCCGAGACCTTCAAACTAATACGAAAGTATAACAGAGAAGCTCTTTTAGTGAAAATGATGAGGGATTCTGAAAAAGACGGATTGTATGACATTGAATGAGTTAAGGGTGGGTAGTATTGTAACCCACCCACTTTTTGGAACACCGACTAATGTTAAAGCGATTGCCTTTAACGGACTTTATATTGGAACCAAAGATGGTCTACCTCTTCACATCGATGACTTCAAACCGGTTGAAATAACTGATGAGATTTTGGAGTTACTTCATTTTGTTAAGATGAAAAACACCGCACCTGGTATTGGTGAGTTTGAATGGTGGGAGACAGATGATACATCACTCACACACATACATAAAGGTTTGTATGGTATTGAGGGGTTAAGTGGTATTAAACCAATGAGATATGTTCACGAATTACAAAATGCGTATTTTGTGATAACAGGAAAAGAATTGAATACAGAAAAATTATTATATTTGTAAAAAATGGAAAAAGTAAAAATTTATTTAGATGATGTAAGAACACCTGTTGACCCAAGTTGGATAGTTGTTCGTTCTTACGATGAATTTGTAAGTAAGGTAAATGAGATTGGTTTAGAGAATACTGAACTAATTTCATTTGATCACGACTTGGGTGATAGTGCGATGAAAGAATGGTTACACGGTGTAGTAAGAAACTATGCGATCAACTATGATAACATCACTGAAAAGACTGGTATGGATTGCACCAAATGGTTGGTTAATCAGTGGATGGACGGAAAACCTGTTGTTAGAGTTGTTGTTCACTCAGCAAATGCTGTTGGTGCTGCTAATATGATGGGATATATTAACAATTATCGACACATCAACAAACTACCACAAAATTGTGATAGAGTATTTTGGGAACACACAATATAAAAAAATAGTTATGGAATTAGAAAAATTTGAACAAGCAAAAAAAGTTAAAGAAAACCTTGATAGATTGGAAAGACAGAAGCGTAAATTGGAATCCGCTTTAGAATCTTGTTCTTTAAATGTGACTATTGAATTTAACGCATCAAAGGTATTTCTCTCAAGAAAAGATGAGGTTAGTGTTTATAGTAAAGAAGCTATTAAAGAAATGATTTCTAAAGAACTTGAAAGGTTGAATGGTGAAATAGAATTAGTTAAAGAAGAATTTGAAAAAGTATAGAAAATGGAAAATTTAAATAGTGTATGTTATGTTGGTGTAATCGGAGAGATCAGACCAATAGAAGGGGCAGATAACATAGAACTTGCAATAGTTGGTGGTTGGCAAGCAATTACCAAGAAAGGTGAATATGAAATAGGTAATAAGGTTGTTGTTGCAACTACTGATGCTGTAATTCCTGTTCAGTTATCTGACTTGATGGGAGTGACTGGTTACTTAAGAAAAGGTCAAAGAGTTAGAACCGTTAAACTTCGTGGAGTTTACTCTGAGTGTTTATTGATCCCATTCAAATACTTGGCACCAAAGTCTTTGGAAAACAATGTAAGTGAAGGTCATGACATGATGGGTATTTTAGGTGTAACCAAATACGAACCCCCAGTTAAGATGGTTGAGATGAGTGTTGGAGGTAGAAAATTCAAATACCACCAAAACCCTAACTTCCATATCTACTATAAGTTCCCTAACTTGAAGAATGTACCTGATTTATTTACTGAAGAAGATGATGTATCGATAACTCGTAAACTTCACGGAACTAATGCTCGTTATGGTATTGTAAGAAAGAAAAAACTTACCGTATTAGATCGTATCAAAAAATTCTTTGGAAACAAATGGGTTGAATTTGATTATGTATATGGATCACACAATGTTGAAAAAGGTTCTACTTCTCAAGGGTTTTACTCAACTGATGTGTGGAGAACCGTGGCGGAAGAATACAACATCCAAGATAAGTTGTGGAACTATGTAAAAAAACATTATACTCCTGAAAGTTTGGGAAGTGGTATTGTAATCTATGGAGAAATCTACGGACATGGAATTCAAAAGAACTACGAATACGGTTTAACTGATATCCGTTTTGCTGGTTTTGATGTTGAGATAGATAGTGTTTACCAACCATTCTTCACCGAAAGAGTTATATTTAAGGAATTAGATTTGCCAAAAGTAGATTTATTATACACTGGTCCGTGGAATAAAGAGATTCAAGACATGTTTGTATTCGGTAATTTCATTGGAGCAACTAAAGTTCCTCACGAAGGAATTGTTGTGAAATGCTTAAGTGGTGATCGTCACAAAGTGGCAAAGGTGATTAATCCTGATTACTTGATCTACGGAGAAAAAAATAATGTTGGTGACTCCCATTGATGGAGTCACCTTTTTTTATTATCATTTAAAAAAGAAAAAATTATGGCAACATTTTGGACACAGGCAGAAGTAGATTTATCAGTTGATGATATCTATGAGAATTTATCGGACCGAGAGGTTTTGAAATTAGTTGATTTATTTGTTGAAGAAGGTTTGGTTATCTCAACTAACACAAGTAAAAACGAAAGTATGAGTTTTTTAGATGAGGAATGGAAAAAAACACTTTTGAATCTAATGAACAACAGACACAGACTTTCAAACGAAGATGAAGAAACAATTAAAACAATTGCAAATAAATTATAATGGCAAAAGACAACGACCTGATCTATGGGGTTTACGATAGAACAAGAGGAGTGGGTGGTTGTGATGACTACTTTGGGTACTTCAAAAAAGAATCAGACGCGAGAACAGAAATGAAATCTCAATTTGAACACTTAAAAACAAAAAACCCAAAAGAAACTCTGAAACTACATAAAGACAGAGTTGTGAGAATGAAAGATAAAACAGAAGAAATATTAATAATTATACACCCAATTTTAGTACGATGAGAGAGGACCAAATTGATGACTACATCCAAGAGTTAAAGATGATTGAAGAGATGGAAAATATTAGAATACCAAACGATTATATTGAAACAACTAGTTATGATGATGACAAGATTGTAACTAATTCACCAACATGTTGGGGGACATTACAAGATGAAGAGTTTGTACCGGCATTTAAATCAGTTGCTAAAGTACCATCAGGTATTTACGAAGTTGTGTGGAACAGACAATTAAACCAACACACATTAAAGAAACAACCATTCAAAACGGATGAGTTGTATCAGTTACCATCATATGAGATCACAGATATTTTAAAAGACATTCAAAACTTTTGGGATCGTAAAGACAAGTATAAAGAATATAACTTTGTTCACAAACGAGGTATTCTAATGTATGGTGAGCCAGGTTGTGGTAAGTCAGGTATCATTCAGTTGATCTCAAAACAATTGATTGAGAATGATGGTATCATCATTAACATTAAAGATCAGGAAGATATTGATTACTTCATGGATTTTATTGCGACATTCAGAAAGATTGAACCAGAACGACCATTGATCGTTTTGTTGGAAGACATAGATTCAATTGCGGGTGAGAACAGCCACTCAACAAGTAGATTGTTAAACATCTTGGATGGTGTAAAACAGATTGAAGATGTTGTATATATTGCGACAACCAACTATCCTGAGAAATTACAGGATCGTATTACAAATAGACCATCTCGTTTTGATAGACGATACAAAGTTGAACTACCAAACGATGAGATTCGTGAAGCATACATTCGTCACAAACTTACTGATGAAGATATTAAGAATGTTGATATTGAAGAGTGGGTAAAAAGAACAGACGGAATGTCACTTTCACACTTGAAAGAAGTTGTAATTTCAACTATAGTTATGGGAAGAGAATTTGAGGAAGTGATGGATAACCTCGAAGGATTGAAGAAAGCACCATCAATTAAAGGATCAGGAAAAGTAGGATTTGGACGATGAAAAAAGGAATTTATTATTTACCGTTATTTTTAATTTTGTTATTTGTAATGGGGGGAACATTTTATGTTGAGGATCGATTAGGATTTGTAATGTCAACATTATCAATGTTATTATTAGGTGAAGTTTATTATTTAAGATTCATAAAATAGAAAAGATTATTTATACTTTCAAAACAAAAAAGAAAACATGACAATTAAACAAGCACTTAAGCAGAAAAACAAGTTGGTTAAAAACATCACTGAGAACACGAAGTTGATGCAACAACACAACTCAATTGAAGTTGGAAACCAAAGACCATACAGCTCATCGATGTTGTATAATGAGATCCAAAAAGACACAAAAGAATTGGCGTCTTTGAAAGCGAGAATCCACATTGCAAATACACCTGTGATGGAAGACATCTTTTGGATGTCAGAAATGAAATCAACAATTGCAGCCCTAAAGAAAATGGACTGTACTGAAGGAAAATCAAATCGTGACCGTTACCGAATGGAAAGCGAAATAGTTTTAACTTCAGAAATATCATTGGTTAATAGAAATCAAATGATTAAATTGATGGAAACAAATATTGAAGAAATCCAAGACAAGTTGGACACCTTCAATGCAACCACAGAAATTTAATATGGTTTGTGGATAGGGTGAGAAAGTGATGGTTGTTCTACAATTAGTATCCGACTGGATGGATAATTGATAAAGGTAACGAACTGACTCAAACTGAAATCTCAAACACTCAAAAGTCATTTGATTAAATCTTAAAACTCTTTTTTTTAACCTATTTTTGACTCTTGAAACAAATCATATAAACCCCCATCTTTGTGGTGGGGGTTTTTAAAAGACCCCATCTTAATTGATGGGCTTTTAGGACCGTTATCCGTTAGGGTAACGATTTAAAGGGGGAATTCGCTACTCCCCCTTTTCTATTTTAGATAAACTATTATTATTGTTTGATGATTATAGGGATTTTTTATATATTAGCAGTGTTAGTAATTGGTGTTATAGGGAAACGCAAAAAAATATTCAAATGAAAGTTTTATTCTTAGATAATGATGGTGTAATCTGTCTCTCCAATAACTGGGGTGGACGAACAAAAAAATGGGCAAAATACCGATCAGCAAATCCTGAATCTTCCTCAAACATAAAGGAGGCTCCTGTTGAATATCGTTTTGATGATTTTGATAATAAGGCAATTAAGGTCTTAAATGAGATCATCGAAGAAACAGGTTGTGAGATCGTTGTAAGTTCTGATTGGAAATTACATGCAACACTTGAAGAACTTGGTGATTACTACGAAAGTCAGGGGATCATCAAACGACCAATCGCTTTAACACCGAACATTCAGAATTGTACTGCTCATAGTGATTTATTTATTTGGTCACCACGATGGGAGTTAGAACAAACACGAACCATTGAGATTCAACAATACTTACATGATCATCCTGAGGTTACCCATTGGGTTTCAGTTGATGATTTAAATATGGGTAAGAATGGTGAACCTTGGAAAGATGCTTGGGCAATAACTAATTTTGTTCTAACACCGAAATCAAGTGAGGGAATCAAACAATGTGGAATTAAGGAAAAGGTTATCAAATTTTTAACAAATGAAGAACATAAGACAAATATTTAAGACTAATACCCATTTGATGGATCATCCTGAGGTTCAGGAATTGATCGACTATTGTGTTGAGTTGGAGGGTCAAGTAGTTGAAAAAAAAATCGATGATACTTATAGTAAAGAAGAGATTTATCTTCAGATGCTAAAAGACATCTATGATAGTTGTGATAAAACTTTAACTGATGATCAGCTGTCAGAAAGGTTCAAGGAAACCCCAAGAGTGGATTTCAAGCAGGCTGTAATAAATCTAAAAAAATATATGGGAGCCGTATCACAAATGTACGGGTTTATGTTATGAGTGAAAATGAAAAACAAAAAGTTAAATTGGTAATGGTTGACGAAAGACCATATATTGTGTCCTTAGACAAAGTAGAAATCGGAGATAAAGTTATTGTAACAGTTGGTGGACAATACCCATCCATTGTGGAATGTGAAAACGAAACTGTTTTAAATTTATTAACAGGATCCAAACTGTCCTTGACTCAAGCAAGTAAAATATTCATGGAACCTGAGTACATTAAATTCCAACCAGAACAAATTGAAAAGATAATTGAGAATGGAGGAATCTTAGAGGTTCAAATCGAGGATGGTGTATATAAGTTTAGTCTATGATGAGTATTATAGAAACATATGTTCACATTTCAGGATTGTCTTTAACAATAGTTATCTTGAGTGGTTACTTGATTTATAGATATTTTAAAAAGAAAAACAAAAAATAATGGCTTATATAGAACACAATTTTTTCCCCCTCAAAGTTTGGGTCCGAAATGAATACATGTACCAACATCAAAAAGGTCAAGGTGAGTTGACACCAGGTGTAATCATATCTGTTAGGTGTATGCCAGGTCAAGCGGCACTATTTCAAGTGTTGTTAGAGAATGGTGTATTAAGAGATAAACTCCCAAGTCACGCACTATTACACGAACCTGAAATCCCTAAAGATGATCTACCATTCCATTATCTACAGATTTGGAATTGTTTCTCATATAACTTTACCCTAATACATTTATCTTATTTGTATGACACAAGAGTTGAGGTGTATATGAAAGATCACAAGTTTTACTCAGGTAGTTATTACGCGACGATAAATTGGGGATCTAATGATATCAATACAGATATATCATTGGCGGAAGATCCATTAGAACACAAAAGTCATCATATAATACTTTTGGATAATGGACAAATTGCATTACAACCAAACAACAGAATAAAATGGTCGGAACCAAGTTTTGTTACAAAACCGTTCCCTGAAAGACCTGATTATTTGGTAAACAAAGATTATTATAATTGCGAAGGATTTGACAAGTGGCACACTGAAGATAGTGAAAGAATGTTTTACGATAACGAGTAACAACTTCTTTCTCTGCGGCATAACAGCCATAATACACAAATTCATTTTTTATGAAAACTTTAGATTTACATGGAGTTAAACACGCAGATGTATCCAAATTGATGGATCAATTTATTTGGGAACAGATGAATAAAAAGTCGAGGGAAGTTGAGATCATCACAGGTATTAGTCAAGCGATGAAACAAGTAGTAATAAAGAACCTCAAAGATTATGACTTCATCTATAACGAAGCGTGGAACAATCCTGGAAAGTTTATAGTTAGTTTAGTTTAATGAAAAAAAAGTGTGATCCCCCGGTTGAATAAGTCGGGGGTTTTTTGTATACTTACTTTATGTTAGAAGTAGAAGGTAAAACATTTCATAAGTTTGTTGAGATAAAGAACTATAGAACTAGTTTATATCTTAATTATTGCGATATAAATCAAAAAGATAGGCATGTCTTAGGTTTGTATGTTGAAACAAAACAAAAAGGCAAGTTCTTTTCTGATAGTCAGTTTTATACTGAAGATGCTTTTGTTAAACATTTTGGGAATCCATTTGCTTCAGTTCACTTTGATAGACAAAGATTATTCATAGAAGAGGGTGACGATAAAATATCGATTAAGTTTCAATATCACATAAAAAATAGACAAGTAGGTGGTAGGTACTTCACAGAAAGAAAGGTCACACAGTACCTCACCTTTAACTTCAAAAAGAAAATGTTTTATTCTGGAACATTCTCAACCAAAAAGAAAAAAGTTATTGGTAGAAGTATGAAAGTGAATCCAACATACTTCGCTATAGAAACTTTTTTAAGAAACATTAGAATTGAAAATAGTGTTGCTGTGGACCAGTATCTTTATTTTTTCTTGGAAAAGATTTGGGATAGAATGGGAATTGAAAATCCACAAAACTTTCAGTGGGATTGTATGAGATCATTTTATAGTTTAACTTACTATTTGGTTAATGGTATTAAAATTCCAAACAATTGGAGAAAATTCACAGGCACATTCTTTTCTAAAAAAGAATTGAAGAAGTTTGATATGAACTTGGTTGATACCGCAATGGATAAACTAAAACTCAAAGGATCCAAAGTTAAACAGATTTTTAATGAAATGGAATGGATTGATTTTGATAGATTGTATATGGTTTATAACATTTTAGGTATAGACAGGTTTAATAAAATTGAAAACAAGGTATTTGACCCATACTATGGTGATGAAACAATGCCAATGGAAATGAATCAAATGGGTGGGTCTTTTGAATGTTTTTATTCAGATAAAGAACAATTTAATCAATATTTCTTGGGTAGAACATTAGTTCCTTTGACTCCAAAAGAAAAAGATAGAATTTTAGATTTGATGCCATATTTTGACCATTATAAATGGAGAACTTTAATTGACCATTTAGAGATGAAAAAAGATTTAATGAATCTTGGTGAAGATGTTAAATTTAAATTCACAAACATTAGTAGTTTTAATTTAGAACACGAGGAGTTTAGTCGTCTTTTACAATCATATAGAAAAGGTGAGGTTGAACGATTCTATGGTGATGTAGATAGTTTAGAAACACCAATCGTACATGAAGGTGAAACATATTATCCTGTTCTTTTTCGTAAAACTGCGGACTACGAAAAAGAATCACAACACCAACGAAATTGTGTTCGTGGATATTCAGAAAGACCGGACTGTTTAATCTTCTCAATTCGTAAAGGATCAACCGATGGGGATGAAAGAATTACCGTTGAATACCAATACAGAAAAAATGAGATATTGAATGTCCAAGAGAGAGCGAAGTTTAATGCAATGCCTTCGGATGAGTTTTCACAAGTTGCTAGAATCCAACTTGCTAACATCAACCTTATGTATAAACTTGGGACCTTGAAGTTACCAAAGTTGATTAAAAAATACCGTAGTGGTAAAGTTATTGAACAACAGGCAACATTTGATGAAATGAGTGTAAGTGAGAAAAGATATGAATCAAGAATTATAAATATGACACCACAATGGGACACATACACACCTGAATTACAAAATTGGCAAAATGAAATATTAGATCTAGAACGAGTACCTGTTAGAGATTATGATGATTGGCTTGATGAATTACCATAAAATTATTATATTTGTAAAATGGAAGACAAGGAATATGAGTTGATAAACAAAATGGTAGTAAAAATTGACGAGGCAAGAACCTATAACAGAATTTCAGGTTTACTTACTGTTATTTGGTTATTTGAATTTTTTTATACATTTTTTTGGACTCAAAAGTTTGATTATATGTATTGGACTATTTGGGGTGTGAGTGTGGTTGGATGGATTCACATGGATAGAAAGTATAAAGTTGTTATGGAAGAATACCAAGAAATAAAAAAAGAATATGAAACAAGATTTGAAGATGAGAACAATTAAAATTTTACTATTAACCCTTTTGTTATTTTCCTGTACGGAAAAAAAATACAAGTATGAAATCAAAGGAAAAGTTTATGTACCAACATCGGGACTTAACCCAATGCATGATGCAATTTGGTATACAGACACAATAAGTTTTGATGGAGATACGATATACTACTTTAACAGTGACGGATCAGAAGTTAGAATCTATCCGCCTTACATTTTAATTGATCATACATTAGATAAATGAAAACATATAAACAACTACCGATCCCAGAAGACTCTGCATGGAGTAGAAATACTTTATACGGTAAACTACATTGGAGAATAAGATATTTTCTTGAGGGTGTAAAAAACATCGTCAGATGGATACCAACTTTGTATCACGACAGAGATTGGGATGGTAACTACATTTTAAAAATCTTACAGAAGAAAATCGAGTTTCAAAGAAAAGAATTAGTCAACGCCAATAGACATGTGGATGTTGATAGAGATAATCGTTACATGACTTTAGCTCTTAACTTACTTGAAAGAGTTAGAGAAGAACACTATTCATTAGAGTGTATGGATTATTGGCATGATACCATAAGTTTTGAGGATGTACCGGATAATAAAAATTTAAAATCTATTGAGATTGAAACAAGTGTTGAAAGATTTGACGAGTACCTTAACAAATACCCATCTTCAGTTCGTGCTATTATTAAAGAACACGGTTTTATTGAAGATAAAAAAACTTTATGTTTAAGAGTATCTTATTATAATCATAATAAAGCAAATAAACTTCTCTTCCGAGTTTTAGAGGAAAAACTAGCTCAGTGGTGGGATTAAAAAAAAACAGAATATGCAAGACAAAAGAATTATTCACGGTCAATTGATGAATGAACATCGTATATTGGCTAATGAAATAGCTGATATTAAAGCTAACAGTTACGAACTTAACGAAGAAGAAAAAAGAAAAGTTGCCGAACTACAAAGACGACAATTTACTATCATGAAACAATTAGAAAATCTTTTAAGATAATATGAAGGTTGTTGTTACGGGAGGTGCGGGTTTTATTGGTTCGGCGTTTATAAACCATTTATTAGATAACTTTGAATGTAATGTTCTTTGTGTTGATAAACTAACATATGCTGGTCGTAGAGAGAATATTAAACATAATGTTTCATTCTTACAAAAAGATATATGTGATGTAACCTCAGAGGATTTAGGTGAGTTTGATTACATAGTTCACTTTGCCGCAGAATCACATGTAGACAATTCAATCAGCAATGGGTTACCATTTGTAAGAACAAATGTGGAAGGAACATTCAACCTAATTGAGATCTCAAGGAAGAACAAGAACTTAAAAAAGTTCATTCATATATCCACAGATGAGGTCTACGGTGACATGGATGAGCATTTTTCTATTAACCATATAGCGAAAGAAGAAGATGATCTTAAACCAAGTTCATATTATTCAGCAACAAAAGCAGCTTCTGATATGTTAGTCTTATCGGCAAACAGAACTTACGGATTACCTTACTTGATTACAAGGACCTGTAATAATTTTGGTGAACATCAATTTGAAGAAAAGTTTTTACCAACAATTGCAAGATCAATCAAAGAAGACAAACCAATTCCAGTATATGGTGATGGAAAACAAGTCAGAGAGTGGATGTATGTGTATGATAATGTAAAAGTCATCTGTGATTTAATGTTTGATGATACTGTGGTTAATCAAGTGATGAATATTGGAACAGGATTTAGAATAAAAAACTTAGACATCATTAATAAAATTGCTTCTATTTTGGATAAAGATGTCCAAATAAAACACATTGAAGATAGATTGGGTCATGATAGAAAGTACGGCCTATTTTCAAAAAAAATGATGTCGTTTTATCAAAACAAAGAAGAAACTACTAACTTTAAAAACCTTTACGATTATTTAGAAAAACAATATGGAAAATAGAAGTAGACATTACGGAGACATTATCCCATGGATCGAAAAAGTTATCGAATCCTGTGAAACAAGAGATCAAACATTTAGTGCTCAAAAGTTAGTATTCAATTTTGAAAAACAACTTAAAAGACAATCAATTGAAAGATTTTGGAGAGATGATTATTATAATATCATTAATCCTTTAGAAGAAAAATTGTCTAAAAAAAGAGAGCAATTATGGAAAAAACAAATGGAATTATGACAGGATATTTAATACAAACATTAGGTGAGTGGATGGTCAAGTATGGTGATGATGAAAAGGTATATCCATTATGTGAGAAATCAAAAAAATGGTTACTTAAAGAAAGTACCCAAAAATTTTTAAAAGAAGATCTTGAAGTTGTATTTGATTTTGTCGTTAAGGGTGAATATTGTGAAACCAAAGAACAAATGATTAAAAATTACTTCGCAAAAATTAAACGAGTAGAACACCACAGTCTATAATGAGAGATTTAACAAACTTCAGAATCATCAGATTCGAATACCCATTTCCAACTGAAGAACTTACGGTAAGAATTTGGGACAAGATGAATGAAACTGAAACAAAATGGGCAATCCAATTGACCTTGAAAGGAATTAATGATACAGGTGATTCACCTATGGGATCTTGGGATATATTTTTCTTGGATGATAAGTTACAAGAAAAAATTGAAGAGGTGTTGAAAAAATATGATGTTCCATATAAAACAGATGATCACGGAAATAAATTACTTGATGATCTTGAATACTTCTCAAAAGAATTTTTAGAAAAACTAGATTCATACTTAGGTGAGAATTTGACTATTGATGATATTTTGGATAGAATTTTAGAGGTAGGTTATGAAAACATAACTGTGTTTGAAAAATACTATTTAGGAAACAACATTGAGATAAGAGAGAAAAAATGAAAAATCCATCAGGAAATAAATTAGAGAAACTTGTCTTTGGGATGTTTGACCAAATGGTTGAAGGTGCCGACAAGTATGTGACAAAACAGGGTTCAACTTGGTTGATATTCACAGAAAGTAAAAAATGGGTGATTGAGTTCACAAAAGATAAAACTTTATGGTTCAACTATAATATATTTCAAGTTGAATTGGAACTAATCGGTAAGGACTGCACCGAAGAAAAAGATTTGATTAAGAACTGGTTTGAATCAAGATTTTTGGGTATTAAACCTGTTGAAGACACCATTGAAAATGGGGTGAAAGAAACAACACCTAGTGGTTATTTGGGGTCAATAGAGATGAAAGGTAAAATAGTTCATCAAATTGAATCTCCAAAACAAAATAATGAGGTTGAAGACGCTATTCAAAATGGGGTAAAAGAGACCCGTTTTCAAAAGAGTAGTAATCTTTACCGTATTGAAGATACTAGAACACTATGGGGAAAAAGTGGTGACGAAGGAGTCGTTGAATACATCATTCAAGAGGGGGTGAAGGACATCAAGCAAGGAACACACTTACCAATTCATCTAGTTGAAGACACCATTCAAAATGGGGTGAAGGACATCATAGATCCATTTTGGGTGGATCCCGTTAGAATTAAAGATGCCATTGAAAATGGAGTAAAAGAAACCAAAGAGAATAGACTTATTCGTACCATAAGTGTTATAAGTACAATTAAAAATGGTGTTAAACATGTTGAAGATGGTGATTGGTTAGACCAAGATGAAAGGATAGACGACATTATTGAAAATGGTGTTAAAGAGATTAAAGAAATTTCAAATATTAGTTTAATGTCTGAAATTTTTAAGGTTAATTCGAACCGAGCGATAAGAGATGGTGTTAAAGAAATACAACCACTACCAGCCCAAGATGGTAATAGAGATTGGGGATTATATTACCATAGACAAGAAGATAGAACAAAACCACATACAGAATATGTGAAAGAAGTAATTGAAGATTCTTACAACCATAGAGGTAGAGTTGAAGGTGTAATTAGAAATACAGATAAAGATGGGATTTGATAAGAAGATATTAGATTTGAGTAGAACCATATACCAAACATCTGTGATGGTTCACGGGACAAAACAGAACCCAACGGAACAAATAGGTAAGATAAAAGATATGATTCGTGAGTTCATTAGAACAGAAGTTGTTCCTTATGAGTTGACTAATCAAGAAAAATTGACTTTTATTTTAAAAAACGAGGCAATGATTTGTGATGCGATTGGTAAAGGACACAAGGCAAGTAATGGAGATGAGTATCAACCTGTCAGAGACAAAATAAGAAAATACAGAATTGAATTAGGAATTATTAAAGATGGAAAATAATATTAAACAAAGTGCTGTAGACTGGTTAGTTGAACAGTACAAGAAAGTTGGTGGGATTTCTATTAGTATGGCGGAAAAGGCTAAACAAATGGAGAATGAAAAATTAGAATCCCTCAAGGATTTTGAAACTTGGAAAGAATGGAAAAATAGACCAGAAGATGAACAAACTAGATAAACAATACCAAGATTTACTCCAAACTATTTTAGATTATGGAGTTGAAAAGAAAGACAGAACAGGTACAGGAACCAAAAGTATTTTTGGTTATACCATTCGTCATAACATGCAAGATGGATTTCCAGTTCTTACAACCAAGAAGATGGCTTGGAAACAAATTGTAACTGAATTATTATGGTTTTTAAGAGGAGATACCAACATTAAGTTTTTAGTTGACAATGGTTGTCACATTTGGGATGGTGATTGCTTTGCCAATTACATTAGAAATTTTTCTAAATATGTAGATTCATTACCTGAAAATGGTGAAGCAGAATTTATTATTAACAAAGATAAGTTCATCGAAAAAATCAAAACAGATGATGAGTTTGCTAAACAGTGGGGTGAACTCGGTCCCGTGTATGGTAAGCAATGGAGAAATTGGACCGTATCCATAAATGATGAGTTAGATCCTAATCGAAAGATACCTGGAGGATATAGATACAGCAATGGAGAATATACTGAAACCTATATAGACCAAATCTCAAACCTAATACACGACCTTAAAACAAACCCAGACTCAAGACGATTGATGGTAAATGCATGGAATGTAGGTGAATTAGACCAAATGGTTCTTCCACCTTGTCATTATGGATTTCAAGTTTATACAAGAGAGTTGAATTTGGAAGAGAGGAGAAAATTAGCAAATCACGATTCAGAATTTATCTCACCAATCACAGTAGAATCTTGGGATAGAGATAATATCCCAACACGAGCAATCTCTTTAATGTGGAATCAGAGATCTGTAGACACATTCTTAGGTTTACCATTCAACATTGCATCTTATGGATTGTTACTTACAATCTTGGCGAAAGAAGTGAATATGGTTCCTGACCAATTGATTGGAAACTTGGGCGATACTCACTTATACTTAAATCATATTGAACAAGCGAAAGAACAGATTGGTAGAGAACCATTTGAGTTACCGACACTAAATCAATTCCCAACTTATGAAGGGTCAAGACCAAGTATTGAATCTTATGTTGTAAGTGACTTCACATTAAAAGATTATCAATCACACCCATCAATTAAAGCACCATTATCAAATTAAAATTATGAAAACAAACACATCGTGGGATGATCCACAATTATCAGATGGAGATTTTCCATCACAACAAACTAAATTTAAAGTAGGAGACAAAGCAATCAAAGTGAAAGGGTATAAGTTCCCATGTACAATCGTATCAGTATTCCAAACAGTAGAAGGACATGTACGAGTTGTGGGTGAGATGGATGATTATGGATTACTACACATTTTTAACGAAGAACAATTAGAAAAAGCAAATTAAGATGAATTACGGAAAAGAGTTTAGAAGTTTCGCAAAGAGCGAAGGAATTAGTACACTGGCATTGGACCAGTTTGAGGTATCATTAACCCCATACATTTTGGAGGAAAGAGAAATGAGAGTAACTCAGATGGATATTTTCTCAAGATTGATGCGTGATCGTATCTTATGGTTATCAGGACCTGTAAATCAACACATGTCTGACATTGTACAAGCACAATTATTGTTCTTGGATTCTGTTGAGAAGAAAGATATTACATTATATATCAATAGTCCTGGTGGATCTGTTATGTGTGGTCTTGGTATTGTAGATTTGATGAACTATGTAAGTTCAGACATCGTGACCACAAACTTGGGAATGTGCGCATCTATGGGTTCAGTTCTTGTATCATCAGGAACAAAAGGAAAAAGATCATCTTTGATCCACGCAAAAGTAATGACTCACCAAGTAAGTCACGGAACACAAGGAAACATTCAGGACACCAGAATTAATCAAATGGAAGGTGAGAAGTATAACTACATTTTATTCAAGATCTTGGCGGAGAATTGTGGTAGAACATTCCAAGAAGTATTGGATTTTTCAGCAAGAGATAGATGGTACAATTCAGAAGAGGCAAAAGAGTTCGGACTTATCGATGAGGTAATCGGAACGGATAAAAACAAAACAATCACAAACTACTTAGATGGGTTTGATGATTATTACAAGAAAGAAGTATTGGGTGTGAAGTAAATATTTACACCCAAATATTTTTAATTAAAATTAAATTATGGAAAAAGAAATATTAAAAGAAACGGTAAGCAAAGAAAGACCAATACCACAAAAGAAAAAAAGTTACAAACCAAGAAAGAAAAAAGAAACTAAACAAGAAGAATATACAGGTTTAGAAATGGAAATGGTTCAAAGATCAAGTGAGATACATAGTATCATAAAACCAAACCAAGCAGGTTCCTACAAGGTTGGAAAAAGCTTTCACATTTTCTTTGAGAAAAAACCAAATTCAATACACAGATTCTTCACCAAATTATTTTTGGGGTGGAAATGGCAAGACCAAAAATAAAAAAAATTCATGTGAACCAACATCACATCAGATCTAATAAAACAAAAGGAACTGATCTACCTGTTATTACAATAAAAGAAGGTAAAACAAATACCTATTGTAATGAAGTAGAAATATTAGGTCCAAGTAAAATTATATATGGTGGATCAGGTTGTGATGAAAAACCACTTTTGAGTTGTGGAGCAAGAGTGGTGATTGAAACTACAAGTGAGATAAATATTATATCATAAAAAACCCCGAGTGATCGGGGTTTTGTGTTTTACTTAAGTAAGTTATAATATTCTTTAAAATGTTTGATTCGATCAGGTAAACCAATAGTTCCACCATTCACTCTCTTTGTTACCGCAGTTACAGTAGCATCATCTGCTCCTTTATCGCAGATTGCCCACAATTTGTTTGAGTCAAAGAAGAATGCTGCCGAAGCCAAAGGATATTTGGTAGCAACTAAATCAGGATTTGCAACACAATCTTCACCAATAAATTTTGTGAAGTTTGTATAGTTTGCTTTACCTGTTAATTGAATGTAACCTCTTCCTCTAAACTTGAAACCTTCTTTAGATGCCTCATCACCATTACCCATTCTTGATGCGTAAACACGAGCGGCAATTTTTTCAGGTTGACGAGCGTAAGACTCATTTAGATTACCAGGGAAATACTTACCGAAGATCTTTTTCAAACCATCGGCAGAGTAATTCAAGTTTTCACTTACAGCTTTGAAATTACCTGACTCATGACCGCACTGTGATAAGAAGTGTGCTAATCTCAAATTATTTGTAATATTGAATTTTTTTGCGGTGTCAGGAATCTGAGCAAGAACCGCATCAGGAATGTGACCTTTTAATTTTTCAATATTTAATGGACCTCCTGATGGGATAACCACATCCTCTTTGATTACTTCTGTGGTAGGTTTTGACTCACCAAATAGTTTTGCCCATGTGGCATCACCAACGATACCATCATCTTTTAAACCATTTGCTTTTTGCCAAGCTTTAACCGCAGCTTCTGTTTTAGGTCCAAATTTTCCTATGGCTTCTACGCCTAATTTTTCTTGGAGTTTTTTTACATCAGCTCCTTCTGATCCAACTTTTAATACCATAATTTTTTATTTTCCTATAAATAGTAAAATCTCAGACAAAGTAAAGTTTTTATAGTAAAAAAAACCTCAGTTAGTGATTTTTAAGATACTTATTAGAAAAAGAGAATTATGGGATACAAAAGAGAACAGGTCGAGGCTGCCGTCAAAGCCAAAGGTTATGTTTACTTCGAAGACACAAACAACAAAGGATTCGATGTGAACATTATAGGTATAAGAAACGCCGCTACTGGTCAAAAAGTAACGAATGCGTTTGATGACTTAATTACTTTAAGTTACAAAGATGAAACAGGTGCGTGGAAATATCACGAATGGCCAGCAACCACAGATCCTGGAAAAAAAGGTGTAATGGAATATCACAACGCAGCGGGAGTTGCTAGACTTGTTGAAGGGCAATATAGAGGTTCTCACGGAATCGGTCTTCACCAAGGAAAGTACGAAGCATTAAAACAAGCAAAAAATGTTAAAGTTTATCGTGACCCAAATCGTGATCTAACTTATGACGAAACAAAAATTGCTGAAGGTGTATTTGGTATTAACATTCACAAAGCTGGTGCTGACTCAACCTATGTAGAGAATTGGAGTGAAGGATGTCAAGTTTTTAAAAGATCGGCTGACTTTGAAGAGTTTATGAAGATCTGTAGAAAAGCGAGAGAAAAACACGGAAACTCTTTTACTTATACCTTGATTGAATCAACAGACATAAAATAAATTAAACATTAAAACTTAAGAAACACGAACATGAAACAATTGAAAGGTCTGTTATTTGGACTTTTATTTTTATTACCGTTTATCGGTAAAGCTCAAGTACCTGCGGCACCATCAAATGGATTGTGGGGTATCATTGCATCCCAATATCAAGTTGGGACAACGGCACAAGGCACAACTGATGCGAAGATTACATTACAAAACACAACCCTTACAAAATTTGCGGGGGTTCAGTTTAGAGTATTCTACGATAAGGTAGCGTTTACAAATGCAACAGTATCTCTTATTGGATCGGCAACAAACTTAGACCTTCAGTTTATTACAAACACAACGAATGGTTTCATTACCATTACTTTGGTTTATACAGGTCCAAGTGCAACTTATACGATCCCAAATGGTGAGAGATTTCTAATTACCTTTACTCATGCACCAGCAGCTACATTTAACAACTTAGCTTCCATATCCAACTTAACTTGGACAGGACCTCAGTCTTTTACACCGTACGCTGCGAAACAAGATGGTATGGATACTACATTAAGTGTTCATAACTATGGTGGTGTATTCACTCCTGTTAACTTCGCCTATCATGGAACATTCACAAATGTTACAGGTACTTCGGCTAAATATTTAAATTTAGCATTACAAAGAAGACCATTCGGCGGAAACACTTGGACGCAACATTCTACTTATGTTACAGATATCAACGGAGACTTCAATATTTCAGTTCCATTGGATACAACATATTGGGATGTAAGATTAGCAATTCAAGGTGATACAATGGGTGTGGGTAATATTATTTCATCAACAGATGCTCAACAAATCAATCAGTGGGTTCTTGGAAACGGTACCATGACTGGTTTTGATTATTATACGGCAGATGTTAACGGATCTAATAATACAACAATATCTGATGTGTGGGGTGTATTTGGTAGAATCTCAGGTAGATTTACTCAATGGCCTAACAACACAAAAGATGTTAAGTTCTTTACTGTATCTGAATACACAACAATCAACGGATCGGCAACTAACTACACATCAACAATTGCAGGTGTAACAAACTTTACATTTGACATCTTACCGGGTCAACCTGACTCTGTGGTTTATTATGTTATGGTTCCTGGTGATGCTAACGGTACAGGTTACAACATGGCTCGTGTTACTCCTATTGAAGTATTGGTTGGACCAATGCCAGGTTTAGAGTCACAAATCTATAATGTGATCGATACTAAAGTTGAGTATGATTTTCCAACATCAACAATCGAAGTAAATGTACCTAACATTTCTGTGGATGCTGGAAACTTGGTTGAGTTACCCGTTAAAGTTTTTACAAATGGAAATGAGTTATCATCACTTCAGTTTGGATTGAAATATAATACAGACCTATTAGAATTCAAAGGAGTTAACTCAACATCAAATGCTATGCAATGGATTACATACATAAATCCAAATGATGGCCAAATTGATTGGGGTGGATTCGACCCTACAAATAACGAACAACCATTAGTTAATGGTGATGAGGTTGTTACTTTACAATTTATAGCAAAACAACCACAGAATCTATGGGAAGAAAGTCCTCTTTATACTTCTTTGAAGTTTGCAGGAACAACTCAGTCTAACGATTTAACAATTACACCGACAAACGGAATACTCCAAGTATTAAAAAGTAATATGGGTGTGGTAATTGGAAACACAATCTCTGTAGTTCCTAATCCTGTTGTTGATG